TGCCTATTGATGCAGATAGAAAACAACAAATAGGTAATTTAGTTACAGGTCAAGAATCAATTAATGCACCAGCAGGGGCAGTTTTTATCAGAGGTATACAAGTTTATGATTCAACATCAGCTACGACTGGTGCTAATACATGGTTAGAAAAAAAAGATATTACGTACTTACAAGAGTATATATCTTCAACAGAGTCAGCTAAAAGAGGACAACCTAAATATTATGCCATGTTTGGCGGTGCTACAGGAGAGTCAGATACTACATCTGGAAGAATGATGTTTGCCCCAGTGCCTGATACAACATATAAATTTAGGGTTCATTATAATGCAGCTCCTGCATTATTAGAAAATGATGACACTAATTATATTAGTCTTAACTTTCCAAATGGCCTATTATATTGTTGTTTATCAGAGGCATATAGTTTTTTAAAAGGCCCAATAGATATGTTGACACTATACGAAAATAAGTATAAAGAAGAGGTACAGAAGTTTGCTAACGAGCAAGTCGGTAGAAGACGAAGAGACGACTACACAGATGGCACTATTCGAATACCGATAAACTCAGTAAACCCGTAGGAGATTATTATGGCAATAACATCAGCAATTTGTACAAGTTTTAAACAAGAACTTTTAGTTGGTACACACAATTTTACAGCTACTACTGGAAATACTTTTAAGATAGCTTTATTTACTAGTTCTGCAACTTTAGGTGCGGGCACAACAGCTTTTGCAACGACTAATGAGATTACAAACTCATCTGGAACTGCATATACATCAGGCGGAGCAACTCTTACAAGTGTAACCCCTACAACAGATAGCACAACTGCAGTTTGTGATTTTGCAGACGTAAGTTTTACTTCAGCGTCTTTCACAGCAAATGGAGCTTTAATTTATAATTCGTCACAATCTAATAAAGCTGTTGCGGTAATCGCTTTTGGTGGGGACAAAACTGTATCTTCTGGTACGTTTACAATTCAATTTCCAACAGCAGACGCAACTAACGCAATCATTCGATTAGCATAAGGAGGTACTCCTTATGCCAAATACTTGGAATCAATCAGGAACAACCTGGAATGATGGACGTTGGGGCACACAAGATGCAATCGTACAAGGTTGGGGTGCAAAGTCTTGGAATACTAGCGGTGCATGGGGAACAATGGCCGATGAAACTGTTTTACCAACAGGTGTATCAACAACTTCACAAATTGGTACATTATCAATATCGACTGAAATAAATAGAGGATGGGGACAAGATACTTGGGGTAATGAAAACTGGGGTGAGTCTGGTATCACAATAGAATTAACTGCTCCTGATGCAATAACATCTGATTTAGGTCCTAACGGTTGGAGTAATGGAACGTTTGGAGAAAACAGTTGGGGAATGTTTACTTTAAATCCTGCTGATGTAGTAGGACTAACAGGACAGTCAGCAACTGCTAGCGTTGGATCTCCAACTCCAATTATAGATTTTACAGGAGTGTTAACAGGACAATCAGCTACATTATCTGTTGGAACAATATCTCCTACAGAAATGTCTGTTGGATTAGGGGGACAAAGTATAACAAGTAGTGTTGGTGCAATAGCTCCAGCAGACGTAGTGGGTCTAACAGGAGTTTCTGCTACATCTAGTGTTGGAAGTCTTACAATAGATAATACAGAAATTATTATAGTAACCGGAGTTTCTTCAACAGTATCTGTTGGATCAGTAACTGTTGATGATATGGCTGTAGGATTATCTGGTGTATCTGCAACTTTTTCAGTAGGAAGTATAACTCCTGCAACTATGGTTGTAGGATTAACAGGTCAAGAAATAACCGCCTCTGTCGCTGGATTTGGTGTATCCACAGGATTTGGAATACAAGCATATCAAGATGTTGACACGGGTACTAATATAACTTATAGTGACGTCGCATAGGAGAAAAATATGGCATCAACATTTACAGGACTAGGGGTCGAACTTCAAGCAACTGGTGAAAACGCCGGAACATGGGGAACAAAAACCAATACAAATTTACAAATAATTGAACAAATATCTGGTGGATTTACACAACAAGCTGTATCTGATTCTGGAGATACAACTTTATCTGTTTCTGATGGATCAACTGGTGCAACGCTTGCACACAGAATGATTGAGTTTACAGGATCGTTAAGTGCTGGAAGAAACGTAACTATACCTATCGATGTTCAAACTTTTTACTTCTTAAAAAATTCAACAAGTGGCTCACAAGATGTAACATTTAAATATGTTTCAGGTTCTGGAAGTTCTGTTGCGGTTGCACCTTCAAGTGTTAAAATTGTATTTGCTTCTGCAAACGATGGAACTAACCCAGATATTATTGATATTGGAATGGGTGATGTAACACTTACAGGAACTCAAACTTTAACAAATAAAACTTTAACTTCACCAAAAATTGGCACATCTATTAACGACACTAACGGTAACGAATTAGCTAAACTTACAGCTACAAGTTCTGCAGTAAATGAATTTACAATAGCAAACGCTGCTACAGGAAACGATCCAACACTATCTGCAACGGGTGGTGATACAAACATAGATATAGCTATCGTACCAAAAGGATCTGGAGAAACTGTTTTTGGTACAGGTTCAGCTGCAGCAGCAATTACAACAAGTGGAACACAAGATTTAGTTTTAGATACAAACTCAGGAACTAACTCTGGTAATATTACAATTACAGATGGAGCAAACGGAAACATAACAATATCTCCAAATGGAACTGGAGTTGCTCAAGCGGTAGACGGAGGAGATAACACAGCTGCGATTAAAATTGCAGGAAAAGAAACTATATGGATACCGGCTCTTGCAATGTATCCTAACACTACAAATGGTGCAGAGGCTGCTCAAGTAGAATTATCCAATGGACCAGAAATAAAAGTTTTAGATTTTGATAAAGACTCAGATGAAAATGCGCAGTTTGCTGTTGCATTTCCTAAGTCATGGAATGAAGGCACTATAACTTTTCAAGCTTTCTTTACAGCTACTTCAACAGATACAGGAACTGTATCATGGGATTTAGCAGCAGTTGCTTTAGCAGATAATGGAGACTTAAACACTGCTTTTGGAACAGCAGTTGCACCAACAGCAAAAGCACATAGTGGAACATCAAATGATTTAGACGTTACAGCAGAAAGTGGAGCAGTTACCATAGCAGGTTCACCTAGCACAGATGAATATGTTTTCTTTCAAATAACTAGAGATGTATCAGATGATACTTTAAATGCTGATGCAAGACTGCTTGGAATTAAATTATTCTTTACTACTGACGCTGCTAACGACGCATAATAGGGCTAAAGTATGAGAAACTTAAAAAACAAACTTACGACAGGTAAGAGCACAAAAAATATAAACAATAGAAAACAAAAGTCTTTTGGTTATCAAATTTTAGGATTTGGTGGCGGAGAGGTTAAAGGTGAAATCTATCAAATAAATACATTGGTTATCGCTGGAGGTGCTAGCGGTGGAGCAGGAAATGGCTGTAATGGAACTGGAGGCGGAGGAGCCGGAGGTTTCAGAACTTCAACTCAATGTATAGAAACTGGAAAAACTTATACCGTAACAGTTGGCTGCGGAGGTGCAGCTCAAAGTGGAAACGGTGCAACAGGAAACGCAGGTAGTGACTCTTCTTTTGCAGGAGCTGGTATCACAACATTCACATCCACGGGAGGTGGAGGTGGAGGAGGATACCTTGGTGGAGCAACTTCTACGCGTGCTGGTGGTTCTGGAGGAGGAGCTCAAGGTGTTGGTGCTGCTCCTGGAAGCACTGGAGGTCCTGGTAACACCCCTGCCACAGATCCGTCACAAGGAAATAATGGTGGTAATGGTTCTGGTGGCGTAGGAGGAAATGACAGAAACGGCGGAGGAGGCGGTGGGGCCGGATCCGCGGGTAGTAATGGTACTCCTAGTAATCCAGGTGCAGGAGGTAGTGGAACAGCAAATTCAATAACAGGTTCATCAGTAACTAGAGCAGGAGGCGGTGGAGCCTCTGGATCAGGATCAAGTCCAAATGCAAGTGGAGGCTCTGGCGGCGGAGGTGCAGGAGGAGATTCTTCTGGAACTGCAGGATCGGCTAATACAGGTTCTGGAGGTGGAGGATCTAATGCAAATCCTAATGGAACTTCAGGTGCTGGTGGAAAAGGAGTTGTAATTTTAAGTATACCAACTTCAAGTTATTCAAGCACAACAACTGGATCTCCAACAGTTACAACTTCAGGATGTAACACAATATTACAATTTAATGGATCAGGGAGTTACACAGCATAATGGCTTGTTTTGCAAAATTAAATAATGATAACGTTGTTGAAAGAGTTGAATCTGTAGTAAACGAAGTAATATTAGATGAGAATGGACAAGAATCAGAGTCTCTTGGAATAGCTTTTTTACAAAGTTTATACGGTGCAGATACTAAGTGGAAACAATCATCATACAACACACATCAAAATAATCATTTTTTAGGAGGAACTCCTTTTAGAAAAAATCATGCAGCTATAGGTTATATTTATGATGAAAGTAAAGATGCTTTTCACCCACCTAGACCTTACGCATCTTGGAATTTAAACGAAGAAACTTGTTGGTGGGAACCACCTGTTTCTGAACCAGCGTTAACAGCAGAAGAACTTGAAAATGGAAGTATTTATAAATGGAACGAAGACAACGTTGCTTGGGAACTATATACTCCTTCTACAGAATAAGTTCAGTTAAATCTTTATTACTACCAAATTTACCTTTAACAAATACATTAAAAGATAAACTAGTTCTTATATTTTTTCCTTGTTTATTTTCTACCATGTGAGTTAAAGAAGATGGGAATAGTATTATATCTCCCGTTTTAACACTAAACCACCATGAGTCAGAATTCCATGAATTCCATTCTTTAATATTAAATTTAATTGTTTGATATTTTTCCTTAAAAAATTTAATTTTATCAAATTTATCATCAGCATTAATATAAAAAACTCCAGATATTATTGAATTAGGATGAGCATGTAGATGATGGTATTGATTTTCATTAGTATAATTTAACCAAGATTGAGTAATGTATGGTTTTATATTGTCTCTCGTAGAAATTATTCTATCAAAATAATCTTTTACTATTAAATCTAAATCTAACTTTAATTTAGAAAATTGTTTTTTTTCTAAAATATAATTATTATTTGAAGTTGTATTGCCTTCGTTTTTATATGTATCTGATTTTATTTTATCAATAAATAATAATTCTTTTTTGTTTAATTTTCTATCTAACTCAGACATGTAAACAGGAGTTGGAAATAAATTTTCTATAATAGGTTGTTTCATTAATAACACCACGATACAAATGAGTACCGTGTTCCTTTCTTCACTGGTTTAACTAAATGTGGATATAAAAATATTGATGGAAATATTATAACATCTCCTGTTTTAAATTTAATTTCATAATCATCAAACATAATAAATTCTCCACCTGTATAATTTTCATTTAAAACAGCAACAATACTTAAAATTGGAATACCTCTTATATCACCTGTAAATAGACTAGTAATATGATCTTGATGTTTAGACATTATTTGACCTTTTTTATATCTATTAAATCTTATTTTACTAAAACCTTTCCAACCTGTAAATGTATCTCCACCTAATTTTTCTATGACAATATATTTTTCTAAAGCTTTCCAAGTTAATTCATGTATTTCTTTTAGATAACTTAAATTATCTCCATAACAAATATCAAGTTCCTTATCTCCATTTTTAGCTTTAATTTCAAAATTTTTAAATGTATACGTATGTCTTTCCCAATTTTTATTTTTAGATAGCTCCTTAATACTTTTTTCACAAATATTTTTTGGAATCCAATTATCTAATTGTAATATGTAATTTTTTAAATTTAGATTACTAGGCATAATTTTTAACTGTTCTATTATCCATTTGAAACCAACCTGTAGCTATATATTTTTCTTTTGTTTTTGAAATTACACCTTTATGAAGATGTGTGAATTCAGCAGGCCATATAACAAGATTTCCTTTAATAGCTTCAGTGGTTATTTTTTGATATTTAAATTCTGTACCTCCATTAGCAACGTTATTTAAATATAACATATATACTAATCTTCTGTGAGAACTTTCTAATGATTGACTTTCGCTATGAAAAACTTTAAATCCACCACCTTTTGGATACCATTGTATTAAATTTACAATGTCAGTATTTACAGGAAACTCTATTTTAAATTCATTTAAATATTTTACAACACATACACTTAAAGTATTAAAAAATTTTAATATAGTTTTGTTTGTTGATTGATTATAAAATCTTACATCTATAGAGTCTTTATAGTTTTTATCTATACCATGACCTGTTTCTCCAGGAGCTTTGTATTCAACATTTGACTTATGATATTTAATCAATTCGTCGCATAATTTTTTATCTACTTTATAGATTCTAATAAAACTTTCCATTTGATTTTTCTTTCTTGTCTGTCATAAGTAATTGACTTTTAACTTAATATTAAATAAAAAGCAATAGTTAATTATGAAAGTAAAAAAGATACGCATTAAAAAAGAAGAAGGTTATCCTAAACAACTTATAAGAGAACAGTATTTTAGCTCTCCTATATGGTTTTCAGCCCAAGATAAATATGTCGATAGTTTAAACAAAGCTTCAGACCCCTATATTAAAATTTCTAAAAAAAATTTAAAATCAAAAATTAATGAACGTAATAAAAGGTATGGTAATAAAGGAGATATGGGTCATGTTTTTCACTCATCATCGTTAATTAATGATAGTAATTTCATAGAGTTACAAAATTATATTATAGCAACATCACATAATTTATTAGAAGAAATGGGTTTTGATTTACAAAACTTTCAAGTGTTAATTACAGAAATGTGGGTTCAAGAATTTGCTAAAGATGGGGGAGGACATCACACATTACACACTCATTGGAATGGCCACATGTCTGGTTTTTATTTTTTAAAAGGAGGAGAGGATACTTCTTTACCAATATTCGAGGACCCTAGACCGGGTAATATTATGAATCTTTTACCTGAAAAAGATAAAACAAAAAAAACTTATGCAAGCTCACAAATAAGCTATGAAGTAAAACCAGGAAAAATTATGTTTTTTCCCTCTTACTTACCACATCAATTTGCAGTGGATCTGGGATATCAACCTTTTAGATTTATACATTGGAATTGTCAGGCCGTGCCAAAAGCAATTTTAAACGTTTATAGAGATAACTCGCGCTTAAATTGACTCTCTCAATAAAATAAGTTATATTCAAGATTCGGTAAATTTGCTATAAGTGGATCCATTATGTTACAAAAGATAGGTTTCCAACCAGGTATAAACAAACAAATCACACCCACAGGAGCAGAAGGTCAGTGGATAAACTGTGATAATGTAAGATTTAGATACGGTATTCCTGAAAAAATAGGGGGCTGGAATCAATTAGGACAATTAAATTCTAATGAATTAACAGGAGCTGCTAGAGGACTACATCACTTTGTAAATGCAGCAGGTAGAAGATATGCTATAGTTGGAACTAATAGAATATTATACGCTTTTTCTGGAGATGTCTTTTATGACATACACCCGATTAAAACCACAACAACTCTTACAAGTGCATTTACCACGACTAACGGATCAGCGTCTGTTACAATAACATTTTCAACAGCTCATGGAATATCACCCAACGATATAGTTTTGTTAGATAACTTTACAACTATAACAGGATCCAATTTTGGAGCGTCTGATTTTGATGATAAAAAATTTATGGTTACGTCTGTCCCTACTGCTACAACTATAACCA